AATTTAAGTCAACCATTGAATATAACAAACTTAAATTATTTCATCTTTTATGTGAGTTCTTTGAAACAACTGATAAACCTAATTTCTTAAGTTTTTATGGAACTACGAGAAAACAAACTTGGATTTATTTCAAACAATTACTTGAATCTGAAGAAAAAAATTTTAGGAATAAAATAAGAGGATTAGTATCTGATGTTTTCAAAGATAATTATGGAGGAACTAACGAACATGTTTTATTTCTTCGAAGCTTTGATTTACATAAGTTAAATGAAGAATCAAAGTTTGAAGATTTAACTGAGGAACAAAAGAAATGTGAGATATTTAACATTGATGTTTCAGAACCATATAAGAAATTTTCTTTTTTACCTCTGCAACGAAGCTTTGTTCCAAGATACATAACTTATACAAAAGAACCTCTGAAAGAATTAATGGTTAAATATGGAATTAAAAATGAATTTAAGGATATCTGGGATAACTTTGATTTCTCTTCGATAAGAAGATCAAAGAAATTAAAATTTGCTGGAACAATATCTTCTGATGGTATCTTTGTTTCTCTTTTATTTTCGAGAAATAAAGTAGTGAGAAGAGCTAGGTTTACAAACAAATCTAATAAAGTTAAATCAAATGTTAAATCAAATAATTCTAATTCTGATTCAAAACAACCAGATATAACTCCAATTTCTGAATCAAAAGAACCAACTTTAAATATTAATTTTAATCCTAACTCAGTTCTAATAGGAATTGATCCAGGTAGAATTTCAATTATAACTTGGTCAAAAACTTCAATTTCTGAGTTATCGAATCCACCTAATCGAAATAAAATATATGGTGATTCAATTCCAAACAAAGATTATCAGAGTGCAATAAGATCAGATAAAATTCAAGCAATTCAAAATAACCTTTATAATTCTAATACAAAAATTAGAGATTGGATGACAAAAGCACCTGAAAAAACAGTGAATTCAAATCAATTATTATCTGATGTTTCTTATATGAGAGATAAAGTTCAAGAATTAATTAATTTTCATTCGATTCATGGTTTTCAACAAAGAAAATTTAATTTGTATTCAAACAGACAACGAATTATTAATCAAATAATTACTGGAATTACTGAGAAAAAATCAGAGAACATAATTGGATTCGGAGATTGGTCAAATAACGATGCTATAATTAAAGGACATGTCAAAGGACCTTGTAGTTTAATTAAGCATTATTTTCGAACAAGGAACTCAGAAGGAAGAAGAATTATAAGATTTCAAGAAATTGATGAGTATAAGACAAGTAAACTTTGTTATTGTTGTCATGAAATCTTGGATCACTCAGTTAAGAATGGATTTCGGAGTTACGATGCACTTCTTTGTAGAAACAACAGATGTGCTTCTGTAAACCAAGAAATCAACAGAGACGTAAATGCTTCAGTTAATATATTGGAAAAACTTAAGTGTTCGATTTTAGGAAAGAAAAATATGGGGGTTTTTACTCAAAGTAAGAGATAAAATTTAATTATTTTTTACCTACATAGTGTTATGAATTTAATTCGTAATACTTTTGTACGTAAGAAGTCGAATATAATGATGTTCTCATTTTAATTCAAATGAAATAAATTTAATCATTTCATTTGAGTCTTTGTGTTATTTGTTAAATTTTTGTATATATAATTTTAATCATAATCAATCAATTATTATCATTTAACTTTTTAATAGTTCTGAAATTTCACGCAGTTTTTGTTCCATTTCATCGTTAATCGATGATGTTGTTTTTTTCTCATTGTCAAATGAAACAGGGAAGAATTCAATTGAACCTGGTTCGATTTTTTTCAAATGAGAAATCATAGCAAACCAAGTTTTAGTTGGAAAATTAAGTACTGAAAAATACTGATGAACGATTTTTTGTGCAACCCAATGTTCGACATATGTTTTTGAAATATGAGATCCAACACAATTAAATTCTTGTTTTTTTTCATTTGAATCAACCCATGAAATCGTAAATTTAACCGAATTAAAAAGTGAATCTCCTATCTTTTGTTGAGTTATTGAACCTTTTGAAAATCGAATGCTATATTTCGAACTAAATTTTGAAAAGAATTCATTCAAAAATTGAAGTGGTGTCTTGTTGATTGGTCTACCATTTTTATCTGGAAAGACATCCATCAATTTACATGATGAATCGAGTGGTTCAATTTTGACAAATTCATTTACATCTTTTATCTTTGCTTCTATCGATGGTGACTGAATATTAAGTTTCTCAGTTAAGATTTCAAAAATTCCTCGTTGCGCAAGCAACTTTGATTCTTTTTTGGTTTTTGTCGAACAACCAATTGAAAATAACCTCGTATATCCACGAATCTCAAGCCAACCTTCAGTAATAAAAATATTGTTATCTTGAATTTGTTCATATCTCACAATACCGATCCAATAAATATATCGAACGATATTTTGAATGATAATTGAATGTTTAAGTTCGATTTTTTTCAGCTCTGATTCGAGCAATTGTTTTTCTTCATTTGTATATTCGATTGCTTTGTGAAACTTTTTAATTGGTTGAAGTTCAAGTTTTTGTTTTTTACTTGAAGTATCAATATCACGATCGTCAACAAAAGAATGTCTTCGTTTCTCAGAATACATTGAATAAGTTGTTTTTACTGAGTTGTTTAATGAACAAACATTTTGTAGCACTGGGAAATAAAAGTTTAATTAAACTTTTATTTGAAAAATACATTTAAAAAATCAAGTCTCTGATCTTTCATCTGTGTTTTCAATCGATTCAACATCAGATGTTTTGTATTCAATCATTTTAGTTGAATCAATTGAATTCTCTGATGGGAATTTGAGTTTTAAATTTGATGGAAATCTGAGTTTTACATCTGATTCTTTTGAACGATAAATTAACGGTAATCCTCTGTTGTGTGATTGTTCATATCTACTGTTTCTATCATAAGAATCAAAGTTTTCAATAGAATCAAAGTTTTCAATAGAATCAAAGTTTTCAATAGAATCAAAGTTTTCAATTTCACCTCTATCATCAAAGTTTCTATTTGTATATCTCGAATACAAATTATATGAGTGTGGTTTATATGAAGAATAGTATGTATTTGGTTTTATCTTATTTTGTTCATATCCGTATGAAGTTTTTGAATCATAAGTTGACCACAAATCATCATAATCGATTCTTTCATTTTCCCAATCTGAATCTCTTTCAAAATCAGTTTCATTTTCATTTTTACCTGGACTTTCAAAGTTAGTAAATTCTTTTGAATCAAAATTCAAATTAGAAATATTAGTTTCACATTTAACGATTGGATCAAATGGTGTCCGATATTTTTTTAAATATTTTTCTACATACGGATCATTTTCTCGAAAAACAATCATTTTCCACCAACCATATATCTTTGTTGAATTCAAAATTTCTGTTTTAGTCCTAACACTCAACCATTCTTTCTTTTCTATCATTTCTTCGAGTAGATTCACATCAATTCGATAATAAGAAATTAATGAATCATCCCAAGGATTTCTCATTAATTTTTCTTTAATAATATCATTAGCTGGTGGTAACCCATACAAAATAAATTTTTCAATTTCATACTCAGTAAATCCCTCATTATCACCAATCAAAGATAAACCAGTTTTAATGATTTCTTCATATTCATTCAATGCAATTGGATTTTCAATGCAATCGATATCTTTTGTTTTGATGTAATTTTCAAATTCTTCTGGTTCATTTGATTGAAATCTCGTAAGAATCAATGGAAAATTAACAATGTCATCATTAGAATCAATTTCGTTGGGTTCGATTGAACACGTGAGTTCACGATAAATGTTCAGATTCACGAACTCCATTTAAATTGTAAAACCATTAAATTTTTTATTCAGTTTCTTCTGGTTGTCGTTTAGTAATCAAATCAGATTTATGAACAGAAGGAGAATAAATTGAATATAATTTTAGTGTTTCTCCAGTATTTTTTATAAAATGAGAAACACCTGATGGGATTAATAAAAAATCTCCGTCTTTAATTCGATATATTTGATTTCCTATTTTAGCAACACCTTTACCATGTTCGATTCGAATAAATTGAGTTGTGGTTGAATGTGTTTCCTCAGGTATATATTCATTTTTTTCAAGCGACATTAATACTAATTGAGATTCAGATGTTGTTTGTAACACATGACGATAAAACTTGTTTTCTAATGTAAGTTTTTCAATGTTACCTTTGATCATATTGTATACTTTGATTTTAATTTATTAATAAATTAAAATCAAATAACTATTTTTAGAAAATACCTTTGATAAAATCTGACCACCAACCAGCTTTCTTTTTCTTTGTTTTCTTTATTTTTGTCGGAGCATTGAGATCATCAGCTAACAAAAATGCATCATCAGTTTCTTGTTTACTTCCATAAGGTACATCAGAATCAATCATATCATAAGGTAAATTTTCAATAGATACTTCTTCGAGTTTTTCCATCATTTCAATTAATTTTGGTTCTTTCTTCATGTATGCAGATTTGAACATAATTTCATCAATTGCATCAGGTTGATCATCATTCTTATATTTACTTGCAGGTTTAACTAAAAATAAACGAATTACTTTGACTACCCTTTGTTCCTCAGGTAATCCCTCGTGTGACATATATCGAATTGCCCTTGCAATGACTTGTTCTTCTTCTGAAACATTCCAACCTGATTCTGTTAATATTATATTAGCTGATCTTTTCAAATCAATACCTTCAGCTCCAGCTTTACTCAGTAACATAACTGATACATCTCCATTGTTATATAATCTCATTGCTTCTTTTCTTTGTTTCAATGAAATGTCACCAGTGATAAACACATGTCCAACCGAACTCTTTTTTAGCATCTTTGATATCAGATAAATACCGGAATCTTTGAATGCACTGTAAATAATAGTTTTTCTTCCTTTTGAAGCTTCAAATGCAGCATATCGATATGCCCATTGAACCTTGGGGCTATCAATGCCATTTAAACCATTCGTTGCACGACGCAATGCATTGTAAAAAACACTGTATTTTGTTGGATCACCATATAAATCTACGATATGCTGGTTTGCCATGGAATTTTGAATTAAATAATAATCATGGTAATATTGTTCTGGCATAACTAGTTTTACAATAGGAACATCGACTCTTCTTGGATAATTGGGGTCATCAATGGCATGATAAACACTCAGTTTACCACCAAAATATTTTCGAAATGCAATTGGATCATGGAGTATCTTTGATTTAAAATAATCTTCAGAGATAGATTTCTTTTTTCCATCAATTATAGATATGAGTGGGACAATATCTGTTTCTCTATTTTTTAGTGGTGTACCAGTGAGTAAAAGAACTTTAAGTGCTCTCTTAGCAAATTCTATCAATTTATTGTTAGTTTTTCCTTTGTTTCTTAAATTGTGAGCCTCATCAACTATCAGAAAAACATTCTTCATATTCTCATCATCTGATTTCTTTGCATATTTTTGTGGTGTAGTCAGAGTTATTCGATTTCTAAAATCAGCTATAGGTAAACTCGGACAATCAACTAGTTCAATGAAAGATTCAGTTGGTAATGAAAAATAAAAATCTAATTCTTTTTGAAAATTAGGTAATATGGTTTTTGGAACAATGATATGAACAACAGCTGATTTGTGTTCCATTAAAACACAGTTAATCGCAATAATCGCTGATAGGGTTTTACCTGAACCAAGGTCGTGTATCGCAATGAGACCTCTTCTTTCTCTCATATGTTGTGCAACGCGAAGCTGATGTTCTCTTGGTCGAAATGTACCTTCTATTGTTTTTATTTCTGATGCTTCTGATATATTTTTGAGTATCTGAGCTATTTCTTCTGTTTCCATTGCATCTAATGATAATGGATCATACCCTATTTCCATCAAACTGAGTATCATTTCATCTCTTTCTTTGTTTTCGCTCATTTTCATTTGAATAGAAAAAATATTGGAGATTGATGTGAATAAAAATCATTTGTGTGAATGATTTTTATTATAGATTTAATTCAATTAAATTTGGTTTATTATTGAGAGGTTGAGTAAAATTGAAAATGTAAAAAGGATGAAAGGTTGAATAATTGCATAGAAGTTAATTCGAATATATGAGTGATCGAATGAGAGATTCTTCAAGGGATTACAGAGATCACAGAGATTCTTCAAGGGATTACAGAGATCACAGAGATTCTTCAAGGGATTACAGAGATCACAGAGATTCTTCAAGGGATTACAGAGATCACAGAGATTCTTCAAGGGATTACAGAGATTCTTCAAGGGATTACAGAGATTCTTCAAGGGATTACAGAGATTCTTCAAGGGATTACAGAGATTCTTCAAGGGATTACAGAGATTCTTCAAGGGATTACAGAGATCACAGAGATTCTTCAAGGGATTACAGAGATTCTTCAAGGGATTACAGAGATTCTTCAAGGGATCACAGAGATTCTTCAAGGGATCACAGAGATTCTTCAAGGGATCACAGAGATTCTTCAAGGGATCACAGAGATTCTTCAAGGGATCACAGAGATCATCAGAAAACAAATCAACAATTCTCAAAACCTCCCATCTCAAAACAATTCAAACCAACACCGGAAGAAAACTTCAAACATTGGTTATCTACAAAACCTTTTGTTTTTACTTTTACTTCGAATGACACGTTATTTGAATTGAGAATGAGAACAGGATATGATTTTTTTAGTTTTTTCAATGGATTTATCAATGAAATTTCAGGTAAATATACGTTACATGAAGAATTTGAAGAACAAGATAAAGAAATCGTATTGAATATGTTCAAATACCATCCTGAGTATGAACTAAGAGTTGCAGAAAAAGGAATTCCTGTTGGTGTTACAGTTCTTCATCCAGATCAGAATAAATCTGATGGAAAACCTGAACCAAGGAACATCGTTAAACCATGCTTTGCTGTTAGATTCTCAGATCCTATCTCAATGAATGAAGTAATTGATGATTTTAGTTACATCAAGGTTTGTAAAGAAATTTTTAACAAAAGAGATTCAAACAAAAAAAGAATTTATCTCCCAATTCGAACCAATCATAGTCTTTCTAGAACATGCCTAATAAATGGTATTTCTGAAAATGGACATGAGGAAATTTCTGATTTTATTTCGGAACTCAATCGTCGAACATCTCTGATGTTCGAGTCAAGGAAAAAGATTCGAGAAGAATTCATGAAAAAAGTTCATGATATTGAACCTAAAAATAGAGATGAAATTCAAGAGAGTTTTATTGACTATGAAATCATGAGTGATTCTTCTGGATATATTATTTTTAAGAATTCCTTTTTATTTTATTCTTTGATTCCTTCGATATTATCTGGATTGAATAGATATGAAATTATTCAACTGGATCTCGATAGAGACACTGATTACAATAGAACCATTGTTGAATCTGAGATTCTTAATTGGAAACCTATATATCGAAAGAAAACCGGAAATAGGGGAATGAGAGGAAGAGGAATGAGAGGACGTGGAAGAGGTAATTTCAGAGGAATGAGAGGACTTGGAATGAGAGGAAGAGGTAATTTCAGAGGAATGAGAGGACGTGGAAGAGGTATTTTCAGAGGAAGAGGAAATAGGGGACGTGGAAGAGGTAATTTTAGTAACAACAGAGAACGCTATGTTCCTGGCAGTATTGATTCACAAAGAGAAAACAATAAAAGAAACTACAGTGACACAAACCACAGATTCGATTCACAAAAAGATAGAGATGAAAGAGAACCTGGTGAAATCAGAGAAATCTACGTCCCAAAAAAATATTAAAAATTAAAGAATTTTATTACATTAATGTAATAAAATTGACGTACCAATGTATGGGTAATTAGTTATAAAAATGTTAGAAACAGAATTAATCGACTTTATTAAATCAAATAAAATTCAAGTTTTTCCATTGGTTTTTGGAGATAAAACACCAAAATGTAAATGGAAAAATTTTGAGTTTGACCAAGGTCTTCAAAATTTATCTGATTTAATGACATCACCAAAAAATACTTATGCGATTCGATGTGGTAAAATTTCAAATTTATTTGTCGTAGACATTGATATTTCAAAATCTATTACTGAAATCAATGGAATTGAATTAATTAAAAAATTAAATTTAAACATAAATGATTATTTTTGTGTCGATACACCAAGTGGAGGATTCCATTTATATTTTGAATACGAAGGTTATCTTAGCATGCTTCGACCAGGAACCAAAATAAGACATGATGGAATGATATATTCAATCGATATAAGAACTGATGATTCTTATGTCGTTGGTCTTTTTAGTTGGTCGTCATCACGTCAAAAAATTTATAGTTTTAATTTGAATGGTTCGAATAAATTTAATAAAATTCCATTAGAATTATCTAAAATTCTAATTCAAAATCAATTTGAAAAACGAGACGTGATGCCAATCGTTCGCATAAATTCTGAAAATAACGAGAATGAACACAAAAAAGTTTCATTGTCAAATGTTGAAACAAAAACACCAAAAAGAATCTATGATGGAAAAATCACTGTTGAATTGGTGGAAAATGTAATTTTTGGGTTACACCCAGAGAGATACAATGATTATGAAAAATGGATACGTGTCATTTTTGCTATTAAATCTTCATTGGGAGAAAAAGGTAGATGTTTAACACATTTATATTCATCACAATCTAAAGAAAAATATAATAAAAAAATTACTGATAAAGTATTTGATTCATCAAATGGATCTGTGACTTTTGGATCGTTGATGTTCTGGTTATTATCTGATAATTCCCAAAGATATAAGGAATTATTTGGAAAAGAATCAATATCAATGAACTATAATCAAATAATCCAATTTATATCTGATGAATCTTCCGATGATGTTTCGGATAGAATGGTTATATCAGCGTTATTTAATTTGTCTAGTTCTGAATTAGTCGAATATTTTTATAATTATTTGAAAGAAATTAAAGAATATATTTTATTTTGTGATGATGTTTGGGTCGTATATAACAAACATGTTGGAATTTTTGCTAAATATCGTTCAGAAGATCATTGTAAATCATTGCATGATTGTTTCGATAAGTTTTATTTCAAATATATGTGTATGATCGAAAAAACTCGCGTTTATCGTTGTTGTGGTAATTTATTGAATTCACACTTGAAAAAAATTAATGAATGGAAATTTAAACATAGAACTTCTCTGTTTAATCTATTACAACATATGTACTTTGATACTTCTATAATGACAAACATGGATCATGTCGAACCACACAGGATAGTTTGTGGTTCATATACGATTGATCTTCTTAAATTTTCTAATGGATCTGATTATTCTGATGTTTTTATGGGACATTCTCCGAAAAATTACATTAGTAGGAAAACTGAAATTGTACCTGAGATCTTTGATGATTTAAAACAAGATAATTTTTTTGAGGTTATGATGGTAAAATCGCGAGGGTTTCGATTGATGCACACGTTTATTTGTTCGATTATGAATGAAGAAAAAAATGCAATTTTAAATCTACAAAGTATTTTAGGTTATTTTCTTATCTCTGGTAATCCAGAAAGAAATATATTTATTTTCATTGGAACAAAAGGTAGTAATGGTAAAAGTTTATTAGTTGAAATTTTGAATAAAGTTCTAGGAATGTATGTTGTTGCTGGTGAAAAAGAAACCATTCTATTAAATAAATTTTCTAATAGTGGTGGAGCTACTCATGGTCTATTGAAACATTTTGGACCAAGATTAACTGTGTATTCAGAATTGACAAAAGATTCTTCGTTTAATCAGGCTACCCTAAAATCACTAAGTGGAACTGATGCTGTTTTTTTAAGAAAGATGTATAAAGAATCATCTGATTATCCTTTGATTCCTACTTCTAAAATTTTAATGGTTACCAATGAATTACCTGAAATGTCATTTGATTTAGCGTTTATGGAAAGAATAATTTGTATAAATTTTCCAATTAAATTTGTCGACGTGAGAATGAATGAAAAACTAGGGTTTTTTCAGAAAGTTAAAAATCCTAATTTAAGAAGAGATATTTTATCGTCAGAAAGTTTATCTGGTGTTTTATCTTATTTATTGTATTGTAATTCTATATATATTAATAATGGAATTGTGTCATCTGAGTCAAACTTAGACTTGAAGCGTATATCTGAAAAATCAACATTGAGATTTGGTGATTTTATATTAGAATGTATTCGACCAAATATTCAAAATGAAACTAAAATGAGTCAAATTAAAGATAGGTATCTTTTGTGGTGTTCTGAAAACAATGAAGTTCCTGTTGAAATTAAAAGAAATAAATTTGATCGAATTGGATTTGAGTTGATCGAACAAGCTTCTGTTTTGAATATAGAAATTACGAGGAAAATAATAAAAAGAGTTATATTTTATTGTGTAGATCTTATTTAAAATTTGTAGCGTTATTTTATTTTTAACAAATTTGTTAAAAATAAAGGTTTTTTCATCATTTCATCACCCAATAAAAAAATTATAATTTATTTAACTTAAATTAATCCACAAACATCATTGAATTCTTTGTAGAGAGGTAATCGAACACATGCATCTTCAAAGTCATCTGTGATCAACAAATCTGCACAAACATCATCAAGGTAAGTCTCACAATCCATGTTTCTTGGTTTAACATCAGATCTAACAACACGAATAGTTATGACATTAAATTTTTTTAGCAAAACAAAGAATTCATTAGGGAATCTCCAGTCAGTAATCATAATATTTTTATTTTCATCATTCGATTCTATTTTTTCAACAACTCTGTCTACCCAATAGTTAACTTCAGAATTTCTTCTTTCGATTCCATGTTCGATACATAATTCCCTAAAACTTTTACCCAAATATCCAATCTTTTTTTCTTTGATTGAGTTCCAATCCACATCTGGTGTTAATTTCCAAATTTTCTTAACTTCTTCTTTCAATAAATCAGCAAAAGCAAAACGAATCATTTTTTTATTCTTTTTTAATTCAACAGCTTCAGATTCATAACCTCGTTTACAATAAATTTTCATATTTACATAGTTTTTAGGTACATCTCCAGATAAAATAGAAAATAGAGTATCTTTCCCACTTCCAGCATATCCAGAAACAAGATAGACTTTTGTCATTTTGATTATTCTTTCAGTTATATTTTGAACATTCAATTAAATTATTTCTCATAATTAATTATGAGAAATACTAAGACATATATCAGTAATTTGAACATTCTTTGATTTTATTCAGTGAACCTATTTCGTTCACTTTCTTTGCGAGATCATGAACAACACCAACAAATTGATTCATTATTAAACCTTGAAGTTTATCAACTTGTTTTTTCAACTCCATGTTTTCTTGTCTCAAACTCATAATTTCACTTCGAATCATTTGATTAGAAACAAGTGAAGTACTTATTTTAGTTTCTGTGTTTTCTTGTCTACAATTAATCTTTGAAATATCAGATCGAAATAGAGGAACACAAAGTCCAATTGAATCTATTTTTTCTTTGATTAAACGCAGTGAATCCTGATGTTCAGTTATTTTAGTTGAATTTTCATGTATTTTCTTCTGTTGATCAGAGAGAATATCAGTTTGAATCTGACCTATATTTTGACATTCTTTGATTCGATCATCCATTGAATTTAATTTCAAATCAAATAACACTTCACTTGAATTTCCTTTTTCTGTGTCTGGTTCGATAGGTTTTTTACTTCGAATTCTTTTCTTCGGATCAAAACCTTTTGTTTCTCTTGGTGGAATCATATGAATCATATTTGCAGATTCATTGATTCGAACTCTCTTTTTTGGTCTGTCTCCTTTTGTTTCGCATTCAAGTGAAAATAAAACACCGTTAAGTTTTTTACTTTGTTCTGATAAACAAATCGGACAACTTAAATTTTCTATTTCCCTTGTTTCAACAAGAAAGCGATGTCCAAAATTACATTCAAACATACTTCTTTTTGTTTCAGTAAAATGAGCGACGAATCGATAAAAACTTGATTTTATTTGATATGTTGTTGATTCCATCGAGTTGATGTTATTTCGAACAATATGTTTTTTAATAAATCACTTGATGTCAAATTTTAACATAAATTATGTTAAAATTTCTTTTTATTTAATAGTTCAAATAAAATAGTTAAATTTTATGAAAATTAGCTTCGAAACCCAAAATCGATAAACACACAATATTTATTTTCGATATAATCAATGATCCAATTCCCAACAATAGTTGTTAGTTCTAACATTCTACTTTTGTTATTCAATAGATCCATTAGGATAAGTTGATAACTGGGGGTTGTCTTAATATTTTTATACATATATTGAGTATCATTCCAACACCTGCTGATTTCTTTAACAACCAACTCTTTGAAAGTTTCATCATCAAGAACAACTGATTTACTTGTTGAAAAAGGACAACCTTCCATAGTTTGTGGTTCAAGAATATTGACTTTCTTTCCTTTGTAACCTCGAAGTTCAAAAATAAAGTTCATCACTTCATTCAGATACTCTGTCTCATCGTTTTTTACTTTTACACTTGGATCTTCAAATGGATTCATGTGTGAAATAGGAACCTTCATAACTGATGGTACACTTTGATCATAACTCTTATTCACTGATTTGTTTTGAGTTTCAACTTTATGATCAATATCTTCTTTAACTTCTCTTTCTACTTCATTCGATTCTTCAAACTCAGTGATTTTATGAAAAAGTTCACACGTATATTTTGGAAAATATCGTTTGATCAATCCAATAACATTAAGTAGTTCATCAAAATTCAAACGAACATTCGATTTTTCTGTCAAAAATTCAATTCCATTTTTGGTTGAATATTTTTCAACATCAAGTAGTTCGAACTTATTTGGAGTTCCAAATGCAAAAATCATTTTCATTCCTGTAACCACATCAAATTCAAGATTTGGAACAAATTTAAGAATTTGTTTGTTCATTAGATCATCCATCAAAAGCAATGAATTAAATTCTTTGTTTCCTGGTACAAACAATGGAAAAAAGACCATTTTTTGTTCATTCATATTCAAATCATAGAACTCACTTGGGTTATTGAATTGAGTAACAAAACCTCGTTTACGAATCAAATCAAGAAAAGTATTCTTTTCTTCTGATGTTCTTGACAACAAATAATCAATCAAATATTTTTGTTTTGATTCAAATGTTGTATCACTCAAATGAGTTGGATAAACAAATTCAAGATCAGAAGCCAATAGATCAATTTTCTTTGGGTCAACTATCATCATTAGATGATGAGATGAAACAATTGAACGAAACCATAAAACACTGGGATATTTAAGATACATTTTGCATCTTTCAATTACTTCCTCAATGTGACCAACGTTATTTTTGAAGTAAATAATTGGATCTTCTCCAACAATTTCTTTAAATTTTTCAAGGCCAATATTAAGGATCAAATCACGATAGATTTTAGTTTTGTTCTCATGAAACTCAAAATGCTTTTGGAATTTACTTGGTTCACAAGTGACGTATTCAGATAGATTCGATAGAACTTCAGTACTTTTCTTTTCTTGTTCAAGTAGATACAGAGTGTTACAAAACAAATTGTTCACATCTTGAACAGTAACAAGTTTTGCATCATAAAGTTCGCGAACGAGCTTAGGGAATCCTCTGAAGTTCAACATTTTTATTGTTCTGTTGGTTTCTTAGAAACTCATTTTTTCTTTAATTTTATTAAAGAAAAAGTTTAATAAATGTTATTTTAATAATGTGTTTATCGATGGTAACATGGAGAAACAAAGACTTCGATCAATTCATCAAACAAAGAAATTCAAAGGAATTTCAAGGATCATTGATGTCACAACAAGTAAAGAGATCATACCCAAATATTATCTATCATATACTAAACCTAGACCTTGTTATTTTTCAATGTTTAATCCAAATTGTCTGGGAAATGCAGTTAAATTTTATCAAAGACAAACATGTATGAATTGTTTATCATATAAACATGGTAATACACTAAATATCGATGAATCTCAAGTATTTTATCTTGAATTTGTTCCATTGTTTTCATATTTAAATACGAAGAAAATCGGAACACCTATTGAATTTGAAAATAACATTAAAATTGTGTGTCTTAAATCTAAGGTAACTCAAAATATCTTTGTTGTGACTCAGAATCGAATTGACTCGATTGAATTTCAAAAGATACTCGAAAAGAAAAAAATACAATATACTAACAAAGATTTACAGATTTATTCGTGTAGCAAATGTGGTCGAATTCGACCAAACATTAAAAATTGTTGTGTGTGCTAATATTTTAAAATATTATTTTTTCATAAAAAATGTCATTTGAACAAGCAATTAAAGAAGTTCGAGAATTAAAAGTTTCTCCAACAAACACAGAGCTCCTTCAGTTGTATGGTTTATATAAACAAGCAACGGTTGGTGAAAATAAAACAAAGAGACCTAGTTTTATTGATTTGAAAGGATGTGCAAAATGGGATTCATGGAATGACAATAAAAAACTAAGTAAAGAAGAAGCACAAGTAAAATATGTCTCACTTGTTTCTTCTTTGAAATCAAAATATAGTAAATAGAATAACATTTGAATACAAACAAACACATCATTGATCAATGATGTGTTTCAATAGATATTGGTTAAAATTTTAAGTTAATATGATTGACACACTTCGCATTTAAGACTCACTACAAATTTTCAAATTCACATGTGACCTTATATTTTCTTGGACTCACAAAATTTATTAAATTTTCACAATCACTAATTATTAAAGATCCAACTTTATAATCTTGATTTTCATTGTTATATTTTTCAACATCATAATAATTAATGTTAGTAATACATTCTATAAAATATTCATAAAAATATATCTTAAATGGAATTACTGGTTGAATATCAGTTTGTAAAATACATTTTTTACCATTGATTTCAATCATTTCATAATTCTCAAAATTTATGACAGAATCATAATGAAAATATCTTTTACCTTCATGAAGTATCCTTACTACCTTATCTTTTATTTTACCTTCTGCATGCCAAATTTCAAGTACATCAGAATACAACAATTTAAGTTTTACATGCCATTTTTCTGTGTTCCATGTCCATCGGTTATACCAATTAAAATATGAAACAATAGTTACACTATCAACATCAAGTATAAAATTATTTTTTAGTTCTTCAACATAATTACTTAAATTTGTGACGATAATATTATTGTTATCAATTGTTTTGATCCATGTTTTTGGTGAATATCCCTCAAATGCAATAAAATCTTTAGTTATATTTCCACATTCATCTGGAAAATCATCAAGTGGTTTTATTTCGTTGTTTAACCAAAGAAATTTACCTTGGTTACTACATGTCAAAGAGAATTCATCAATAACTATTATGTCTCCATTTTGAATTTCTCTTTGATACCTAATTTTGTCAGCAACACATTTCATTGAAAGTAATTCTATTAGTTCTGACATATCGAATTTCATTGGATTCAATAATCGAGATATTGTTCGAAAGGAAACATTGAATATCTTCGATTGTTCTGTGTCTCTCTCTGTCATGTACTTTTTGAGTAACATACATCTAAAATTTACAATCAATTCGTCTTTTATTTTCAAATATGATTCTAAATCATATTTGAAATTCAAACTTAAATTATAAAACAAACATTATAAAACAAATATTAAGAATTCACCACGAGCAATCGAAGTTTCAACGACATATTTTCTTTTTCTTATTTGATTCAATGTTTCAATCTTTTGTTCTTCATTCGAACTTAATTCTTCAATGTCACTGGTATCGATTCTTCTTTTTTCACCATTGATGATAACATATGAACTCACAGGTTTTTTCGAAACTTTATCAAATCCTTTTCCAAACAAAATACAATCAGTAACACTTCGATTTACATCAGCAAACACAGGTATACCATCGATATCTGGTAATCCTGATGACATATATGAAATAAAATTTAAATCATAATATTTCCATCCTTCAATTCCAACATGACTTCGATATCCATTGTATAAATAAGGAAATAAAATTTTATCTGTTTTTGTCTTTGTTTCTTTCCTCTGATTCCAAAAAATCAAAGAAGCAGCACCTGAACTTACTTTGTCTACGCTATTCAAATAACTTACATATAATTCATTATAATTCATAAATTTATTATTTATCATATCAATCAATAATTCATCATAAATCAATTCATTCATCAATGATCGAAACATTAATTCATTGAATCTCTTAGTTTCAATTGACGATAGAAAAGCAGATAACACATCGTAGGACATTGGTGCACCAATTAGATACAAACCAACCAGTAAATCATCCAATTCTTCTCTTAATTTTAATGATTGTTTTTCATTTAATTTTTCAATCTCTTTCTTTTTCTCTCGAATGTAATTTGAAGTAAATTTATCATATAATTTATCGAATGGTATTGAAGTTTTACCTTTCATTGAACTAAACCAATGATCCTCAAATTTAGAAATATATTTGTTAATTCCATCAATAACTGAAGCTTTTATTTTATAGGTTAAACATTGAGTTTCTTTGTTATAAATTATATTTCTTCTCGTAAATATCTCAGATGAATTAGTTTTACAATCGTCAGTAAAAACACTTCCAGTCATACATTTCTTCTTTAAATAATCGAATACAACAAAAACATTAAATGCTTCTGTAGGAACCTTAAATTCTTTCTTGATTTCTTTCTTTGTTTGATTTTGATCAGATGATGAGGGATAAACAATTACACATAGATTCGTATGTGATCCACCCATTTTCTTTTTTAATTCACAATTAAAAAAGAACATTCAATAAATGATTATCATAATTAATGATGTGACAAAATAAATGTCATCGACACCAGAGGAACCATGTTGTCCTATTTGCTTCGATGAATTTACTTCTCCTAGATTAGTTCCTTGTGGAAATTCTCATGTTATTTGTCTTTCTTGTATTGAAAAATTAATTGATGATGCAAAACCAAACAGACCAATGTGTCCTATGTGTCGTAAAAAATTTGAAATCAAAGGATCAATTCATAAACTACCTATCGCAAAGAAAGTTATGAATGAAGTTAAGGAATATCAAAAATATGTTACGATTCAAAAAGATATCGAACAAAAAGAATTTGAACTCAAACATGCAGATTATAATGAACTCAACAAGAGAATCAATAATCTCAAAAATTCATATTTAAATTTGTCAGAGGAAAATACTAAAGAAAAAGAAAGTATATTGTCTGAACTTCGATTCGTAAGAAAATCATTGATTGATGCGGTTGATATTGTCATTGAAGACGTCAAATCGAACATCGATACAATCGGTGATAATGTTGCTTATCCAAAAGAAACTTTTGATAAAATAAACGATTCACTGAAACAATCAAAAGTAGGAGATATTAGAAAGCGACATGGTCATTTGATTTATTCACAACATCAACTGAACAAACTTGAAAAATCACATGAGAAAAATAAATTATCGAATTTTATTCGTTATTCACGTGTGACAATCGGAACAACTACAGTTTCAATTCCTTCTTGGAACTCATATAAATCTATGTTAGATTCAGTAAAGTTAGAAAATAATTTTGTCGACATTTTAATTGGTAATCTTGGACGGATATATGTTGTTTATCCTGATGTCATTGTTATGTATGATGGAAGTATCGAATGTCGATATGAATCTTCAGCAATAATATCTTCTACTTGTTTTTCATCTGATTTATCACTTCTTTTTGTTCCTTTGGGAAATGAAATGATCATTCTTGATGAAAATTTAAATTTGATCACTTCACATCTTTACGAACATAAATCAAGTTCATTTCATTCTTTTAATTTGTATACAGATATCATTAGTATCTCGAATAAAATTTATCTAAAAGAAGGAAATACTGTTCATTATTACGAAATAAATGATAATACTCTTGCACTTAAGAAAAGCATTGGTGATGGAATAACATTTGAATATATTTATGCGATTTGTTTTGACAGGGAAAATGAACAAATCATATGTTATGATGAAAACAATATGTGTTTTATTTATTATGATTTGAATTTGGAAAAAAATAGAAAAGTTGATTGTTCGATGATTGATGTCACTGACAAAAAAATTAAATTGTTCACAAAAGAAAATAAACTTTATTTACATAACATCGAGGAGACAAATGTATCTTCATATAATTTGAATGAAAATGAGGTCAATGATCTGGGAATTGTTCTAACAGATACATACTTTTTACTTTTTGATTCAGATGAAAAGTGCTTCAGATTTGATGGAACAAAATTTGTATCTGTTGAACTTTAATAGTTTGAATTCAATTAAACCATTATTAATTTATACATAATTGATCATTATACATAAAAATGATTCTTCAAAACAAAAGAAAATAAGAAAGAATCGTTTATCGCTTGTGACTATTATTAATCAAAATAATTTTGATTAATAATATTTTGATTATCTCAATTGAAATAATATTTTATCATATTAAATGGGTTCATTTAGCTCATCAGAAACTTTTTGTTTCAAATCTGATAAAATAACAAAAACAACGTTTGGACAAGATTTCATTGATGAAGCTTCAAAATCTTCAGTGAATCAAAATATTAAAATTCCAAAAACAATTATACCTCACATTGAGATACTCAATTTATTTTTGAATTTTTGCAAAAAAGACTCGGGTTGTTCTGCATACAATACATTTGTTTTTCGAGAGAGAAACGTGTCTGTTGCAGATCAATGTTTGATTTTTAAACATGTAAAACCAGATGAATTTATAATTGGTGAAGCTTTTTTCAAATCATTAATCGAACAACTTTCATCAAACAAATCTTTTGATAAACTTACATTCAGACAACAATCAATTATAATTGAGAATTCTTCTTTTGAATTGATTCTATCGAAGTTTTCTCAAAATGCCAGTGTAATATTTAAAATTAAATACGTTCTAGGTGCACCGATTTCACCAAAATTAGTTCATCATGTTTTGAATAGTGTTTCTGACTTTGAACCAAAAGATAAATATAACAGAGTTTTACTTACGTATCTATTGAATTCTCTATCATATCCATATTCAGATGATTTAATTAAAATACCTGATTTTAAGTTATATTTGAAAAAGTTAGATGTGTTGTCTGAATCTGTGTTTTTTAGAGATTATGTGATGAACATCGAAAATAAATTAGGATCAGGTTCACTCTATTTGTTATATCGCAATGTAACTGATCTTGATTATTATGGTTTAGATTTAAAAAATAGATTGTATTTTAGTGATGAAAATGATGGAATGATCAAAAATGATGGAATGATCAAAAATGTCCCTCACAATAAGATATACTCTGATGTTTCATTTTGTACAAATAAATTTACTTTACCAATGACATCTGTTGATCGTATTCAAATGACTGGTGAACAAAAGGACATTAGGAATGGATTGAGTGTTTTGTTCACTAATAATGAAGTTGAATTAAGAGTTAAGAACGATTGTAACAAAAATAATTTGAATAGAAACACAAGTATAAATTAATGACTATGTTTTGTTTTCATATTTGGTCGAATTTCAAATATTCTCATATTTTAACAAAAAAATCATTCTGTTCAAGTAATTTTAAAGCAGAGATGTTACCTAAAAATGAGTTCGTAGAAAAAGTAATTTTATTTGAAAATGAATTTTTATTAACATCTGATTATAGTAGGTGTGAAATCAATAGAATTAAAACTAAAGATTTAATTCTATTGATTTCATATGTGAAAGAATGTTTTGGAGGATTATTAGAATCTGTAAATGATGCTTTGATAAAGCTTAAATTAGATTGTGTTGCAATGATATTATAATGATTATTTGATTTGAATTTTAATGAATCATACAACTTGGTTTGTGTTGTTAATATTTCTGATTTAACTTGTATTCTCAAATATATTTGAAGTATAGAATAATAATCTGAAGAATCAATGAATGAGATTTGAGTTTCTGATTTCAACAATCAATGAATGAGATTTGAGATTCTGATTTCAACAATCATACAACTTGATTTGTTTGTGTTGTTAATATTTCTGATTTAACTTGTATTCTCAAATATATTTGAAGATGAAATATATTTGAAGTATAGAATAATAATCTGAAGAATCAATGAATGAGATTTGAGATTCTGATTTCAACGATCAATGAATGAGATTTGAGTTTCTGATTTCAACAATCAATGAATGAGATTTGAGTTTTTGATTTCAACAATCATACAACTTGATTTGTTTGTGTTGTTAATATTTCTGATTTAACTTGTATTCTCAAATATATTTGAAGATGAAATATATTTGAAGTATAGAATAATAATCTGAAAATCAATGAATGAGATTTGAGTTTCTGATTTCAACAATCAATGAATGAGATTTGAGTTTTTGATTTCAACAATCATACAACTTGATTTGTTTGTGTTGTTAATATTTCTGATTTAACTTGTATTCTCAAATATATTTGAAGATGAAATATATTTGAAGTATAGAATAATAATCTGAAAATCAATGAATGAGATTTGAGTTTCTGATTTCAACAATCAATGAATGAGATTTGAGATTCTGATTTCAACAATCAATGAATGAGATTTGAGATTCTGATTTCAACAATCAATGAATGAGATTTGAGTTTTTGATTTCAACAATCATACAACTTGTATTCTCAAATATATTTGAAGATGAAATATATTTGAAGTATAGAATAATAATTTGAAAATCAAACAATGAATGAGATTTGAGTTTTTGATTTCAAACAATGAATGAATGAGATTCTGATTTCAACAATCAATGAATGAGATTTGAGTTTCTGATTTCAACAATCAATGAATGAGATTTGAGATTCTGATTTCAACAATCAATGAATGAGTTTCTGATTTCAAACAATCAATGAATGAGTTTCTGATTTCAAACAATGAATGAATGAGTTTCTGATTTCAAACAATCGATACAAATATTTGTTTGTGTTGTTAATATTTCTGATTTAACTTGTATTCTCAAATATAAATATATACAAAGTATAAAATAATAATAATATTTAATCAATGAAATCAACATACATTTTCTGATTTCAAATCGATACTCAAACTATTAATATTTTTGATAATCTAATACTCAAATATTTTTTACAAACAATAAATTCAATTAATCATCACAATTATCCTCAAATATCCTTCAATCAAATACATTGTTTTCATCTTTCCTTCGATGTGACAAAACACGAGTAGATATTGGTACACGAACATCTTTTGTTCTCACCAATCCAACATCTTCAAGTATCCGTTTCACAGTTTGAGCATAAAACAAAGGGATCTTTCCATCAATCATTGTTCGTTTGTTATCTAATAAAACAACATTATCACCATCAGTGTTCAATTTATTTGCAATGTGTGTTAACTTAATCCCACTAAAAAACATTTCTTTTATTTTTTCAATGACTCTTTGTTGTGATTCAACAGGTTCCAAGTCACATTCTTTACTTACGAACTTATATCCGAAAGGTGGTCGAGAACGAAGTTTACCTTCTTTTGCTAATGCTTTCATATTGTTCGATACTTGACTACTTATGTTTTGTCTTTCTAAGTTATGAACAGCCATTAATGTTGTGAACATTAATTCACCAATTGCAGATGAAAAATCAATCTCAGGATGCAAACAAACTAAGAAAACACCTTTAGTTTTTAATGTTTCAAACATACCCAATGCATCTCTTGTGTTACGACTCAATCTTGATAAATCAGTGATAATAACATATTCTCCTTTTTGTATGTCATGTAATAATTTTTGTAATCCAGGTCTCGACATATCTTTACCTGAAATACCTGCATCTTCATAGACTTCAATTAAATTCACATGTTTGTAATCACAATAATCACTGATTCTCTTTCTTTGTGTTTCCAAACTGATACCTAACTCTGATTGCATCACGGTTGAAACTCGACAGTAACCTCTCGCTATTTTTTTCTCACCAGTGTTTGACCACATTCCCTGTTTACAAATAAAATCAGTTTATTATAAATACTTTCTTTTCATAAAAATTTTTATGAAAAGAAATGGAACAACAAATAAATCTTAACCCTATAATTAAATCTGAATCCAAATTTAATTTTAATGAATATGGGGATTTTCCTTATTTGAAACATGATCTGATAAATCTTTCCAAACGTGCAAAAAAAGAAAATATAAGTAAAAATGACGTTTTTAAACCTTATGGTATTCCAACTGTGTTATTTGATAGTGGTTCGATTTTTAGCGCAATCATATCAGATGATTCAAAACAAACACAGACAGAAACACAGACAAATTTTGATGAAATAATTAAAAATGTATCTGAAGAAAAAATTTCACCCGAATTAGCAGAAATATCATTTGAAGTTTGGAGAAACGAAATAAAAATTCAGGATAACTTTGGTTTATTTCCAAAAATAAATTTAGATCTTTGGTATGAAACTTTTAAATATTTTTGTTTATATATCGGGTTAAATAATGAGATCGTTAAAATAATAGATTCATATTACTATGTTTCAATACAATTATCTGTGTACACTCGATTACATCGTTGGTGTTCATCAGTTGATTTTCCATACACAGAATCCGATATGTTAAAAATTTCATTCGATATCACAGCTGCTTTGTTTTCTCAAAATCTTTTTGTGATTCTTCCGTTTCAAACTGAACATCGAACGATTCAAATTTTAATTGATGTTGCTATGAACAATGTTATTTTTGATTACCAATCAATGAATTCAATTTTATATACAACTAAATTTGATGTTTTATTTAATGGAGGTATGTATCAATCGAATAATGTAGCTTCTGATTTAGAAATTAACAATATATTTTCAAGTAAGTTTCAGGATTTAATTGGTGAAAAAAGATTTAATGATTTTATTTTTTCATTATCAACTTTTTATTATTCGAACAATAGATGGGAGATTCGAACCAATCAATTTATTATGTCAAAAGATTTGTTTAATTTTGATGAGATGGACATGATTATATTCAGAGAAATTAAAAGATTATTTTCAACAAAATCATTAGATTTTTACGAGTCGGATGAAAAACCTTTTGATTCTAAATCAATGATAAGAGACAAAGATAATGAACAATTTATATTCGAATATTCCATGTATTCTTCATTAAAAATGTTTGTATATCCAAAACAACTCAAGACGATAAGTGTTACGCGTAAATCAGTTGATGAAATAGATGAAAACAAAAATATCGCTGCAGAAGAAAAATACCCAATCATAACCAAGGTTGAATCATCAATAGTAGTTCCCGTTGAACATCGTTATAAAAAATTATATGATGTTGATTTTGATTTTGATTCAGAATTAGGTAAAAATGATGACTTCCTTGAACGAATCTCTGAGTTCTGTAAATTTATGAATAATTACAAAGAAAATATACCTGTTATTCTGATGGTATATTTAGTGTTTTATGATTCAAGTAAGGAATCCTTGGGAAGTCATCGAAATATAATTATTTTCTTTCCATACATCAAAAAATATCTGATAATTGAACCTCACGGTGATCCGTACTATGTTCCTTTTGATACAGAATTAGGTATTTTAGATTTTTTTGATACAGATTGCAGATACACGAGAATTATCGAAGATTGCCCGATTAAAAGTCAAGGTAAAGATAACCTTTGTCAAGCTCATTCTGCATGGACTGCAGCTTTGATTTATAAAGGATATTCTCCCCAAGATGCACGGTACATTATCAGTAAAATTGGAGGTAATGTATTTGCAATGATCCGAAGAATGATGATTGAAGGTAAAACTATCGAGATGACAAATGAATTGGATCTCGAACAAAAAGAACCCAATGATCAATCTATGTCAATTCAAGATATTTTGAATATACACTACTTATCATATCAAAATTTCACTGTCATATATTTTAACAATAAAAAATTAGATCCATCAATAGATTTATTTAAAAATAGATCAGTTAAAGAATCTATTTTTAGAAATTTATTAGAAAAAGATGTACCATATATTATTTTTGATCCAAAACAAACTACTGAAGTGAATGAAAGAATATCAGGGTTTATCGATAATAATAAAATAGGAATTAATATGGATCGATGGATATATTGGTGTAAAAAATATATCGTTAATATGATTCGAGCTAAATTACCTCCTATTTTTCTATTTATACTTTATGTTGCTTATGATTTTGCAACAGCAAATAACCCTTTACTTCGAGATAATATATTTACGATGGATGAAACCATACAATTATCTATTGCACTTGCACACTATAATTTTACTTCAGATACATATGAATTTGAAAATGAAAAAGATATAACTCAATCACAACTAGATGTTTTTCATCACTTCTTATTTAAATCTAGGAACGCACTATTGACTCCATATCCATTGAGTATTATTGGTCAAAACATATTTACCATAATGAAACCAAAGAAAATAAATAGATTTATCACACCATTAGATTTTTCAATGCCATTGGTTTCAATAATAAGTTCATGGGACAGAGGAATTTTATTTGATATTTTAACTGATTTTTCATTCAGAAACATAGTTTATACAAATTTATTCTTGAATTTATTTGATACACTTCAGATTTGTAAAGATTTTGAAACATGTGAGGAAAAAGGTTCTTTTGCTTTCTCATGTGGAAAGGAAAAAATTGGTTGGTATGATTTTGATGAAAAAACATCATATGTATCTGATACTTGTCCAGGTATTGAAAAAGCTGTCATTTTTAATTCTCCGTCTGGAATACATTCAATTGCATATGTTTTACTTCGAAGAAAAGGTAAAAATCATGAAACTACAATAAAATATTTAGAATTATTAAATCAAGGTCAAATTGCTAGGTTTGTTAGAAATAATTTGAATGACATCAGTGTTACAAAATTATCATTAACAAGTATTGTTGAAAAATTCCATTATTTATTTGATGATAATTGGATTGTAATTGGAAACACTCAGAATTGTGAGAGTATTACTATTTATGATTCATATCAAAATTATATAGTGTATAAATTAAAAGATGTTGGAGATCAGAACAACATGAAAGATTTGATGAATATACCTTATTTTAGGAGTTTGTATCAAGAATGTAAAAATGGTAAAAATAAAATTCATACATTGAATGTAAAAATATCCCTTGATCAAATCAAACTTTATGTTGATTTCAGAAGTAAATATCAAAATGCAAAATATGAGGATATACTCAATTTATTGAAAGGTGATAAATTTTGCATTGATAATATTGGTTCTTGTGTAAGGTTTATAAGAGAAATGGAAATGTTGGGATCTCGACAAGCAAGTGTTACTCGTGCTCCTAGTGTTACTCGTGCTCCTAGTGTTACTCGTGCTCCTAGTGTTACTCGTGCTCCTAGTGTTACTCGTGCTCCTAGTGTTACGAGAATAGAGTAAATTAAATAATAGTTGGTGGTACTTACAACTTATGTTGTTAGAATTTTTGTTTTGTATTCGAAGTATAAAATAATTATGACATTTGAGTTTCTGATTCCAAACAATAATATAAACTCATTTATATTATTGTTAATATTTCTGATTTAACTTGTATTCTCAAATATATTTGAAGATGAAATATATTTGAAGTATAATAGAATAATAATTTGAAAATCAAATCTCATTCATTGATTTTATGATTTTAAACGATCAATGAATGAGATTTAAGATTTGAGTTTCAAACAATCAATATAAATCAAGTTATATTGATTGTTATTATTTCTGATTTAAATTATTATTCTCAAATATATTTAAGAATCACATAATAGCTAAAATTACTTATTATATTTGAATTTATTTCAAATATAATTTCTATTCACCTCAATTTTTTTTATTGAGGTGAATCCATGTTCCCTTATTTCCTTTTCTTAGAGTTTCTCTTTTTCAAGAGGACCCTAGACTCGATTTCGTTTTTCATGTTGTCATACGACACGCGGTAAAACCGAAAATCACTTGGACGAGTTCGATGAACATCGTGAGTCTTAAGGAAATCCATGATTGTGTTCATTTGAACGAAGACAAGTCTGATATAATCCACCAGTCTCTCGTAGTCTTCTGTCAGTTCAAATTTCAACAACAGCTCTTTCATCTCATGGCCATCCATTCCCACATGTGAACACTTCTCATGAAGCCTCACAGAACGTGCGCGAATCGCTTTCGTAACTTCTTTTTCAAGTTCTGAGTACCTGCGAACAAAATGACCGATGTAATTGGTCTTGTACCAGGGCAATAAACCTGCTTCTGACTTTTTTCTTGGTCTTGCAAAGTCTATCTGGAGTCTCAGAATGTACGAAGCGAAATGGATGTTGAGAAACATTTCTTCAGGATATGCGATAGAGCTCCTGGAGAAAATGGGCTTCATTGGTTTGTAGTACTTTCGAGGTACAATCAAACCAAGAAACGACAGCATTTCTGCGGTGTTACTCTTCACACTTTCATCTGATGTTTCAGGAACGACGCTCACTATGCTTGTACGATCTTTACTTGATGTCAGATTCTCAAAGTGATTTGAGAGAACAATAAAGTTCTTCATCTCACGCAGAGAAAAAGGAGTCATCTTCACTTCAAAAACATTCGACTTCAACAAAACGAGAGTTTTGTGAGTGTCAAACTTTTTCTTGTAGAATCCTCTTTCGATGTTTGAAGTGACATTCAAGATAAAATCACACTGAGCAATCAGTGATGTTTTACGCGACGCAACCAAAATCACCTTCACATCACTGAGAATAAAACGAACCACCACTGGTGGGGTTTGCATCTCAAAGAGATTTGAATGTGACTCAAATGAAAGCTCATTAAACCACGAGGGAAAATGAGAAAACATATCTTTGGGTTCCGACAAGCCGGTTGTCGGTTCAGGGTGCTCACCCAGCACCAGGGGGTCCAGAGATCCCGACTCTGTGGCGGAGCAGATCTTTGCCTCACTGCTCGACTTGCCCAAGGCATCCCCTTGGAGGAGCTGAGAACCGCTCTCAGCGCGCGTCCTGTCCTTTATGCCAACGACAGGCGGTAGGCCGGTTTCTCTCTGTAGATCCATCGGTCATTTTGACCGAACTAGGTATTTTAACATTCAGTTTTTAACATGGGTTAATTGAATAAAAAAACTAAAATTTGAATTTTTAAATACTATGTTGGAACAACTAACTTAGAGATGTTCAAGAATCCATCTGCGATGGATTCTCATGTGATCACATCCCTCGATGAAAATCTCGATTCGTTTGATGAAAATCAAAATGAAGAATCGATGAATCAAATCAAACTCATTTGTACAGATAACGTTGTCGTTACTATCACAGCATCAAGAAAATCATTTTCAAACAATCCTTTTTTTGATGGTGTTCTTTCGACACCAGATGTTTCGAATGGTGTGTGTATTAGATTTCCATCGACCGACATCATTGGAACATTCACATGTTTACCGGGAGAACAAGAGTTCGTTGTTTCCGCTGTTTCAAAGATTGTTAAAGACCGACGGTTCTCATTTGATGTTGCAAATTTCTTTTGTCTGATGCCCCTGTCAAAGTTTCAGTACGTCAGTGTCATTGATAATCTCTTTCTCAATCACAGAGTTGATCAAAGTAAAATCAAAGAAAAGATTCATCTAATGACATGTTCTGATTTTATTTATTATTGCTTGACAGTGAGTGAAGGAAAGTTTGACAGAATTTCTGGTGAACCTGATTTGGACACAAAGTTGATTTCGAATGTTCTCATACTTTGGATCGAAGATATTTTACTCAAGTGTAACTTGGTAAATCATGTTAAAATCGTTTCGAGAGAAATATTTCGATTTATCGTTAGTGTGAAATCAAAGTTGTTTGATTTTCACACAGTGATGATGAAAGTAGGACAACAAAAAACATTCGAAGATTTAAAACAAAAAGTTCGAGATCTTAAAAAATCCAGCGATACATCAAACAACATTCGTTTTACGTGTACCAACATACTGCTCTTTTTTTATAACATGGACAGAGTGATTTATTTGATTTCTGTGAGAAACAAGTTTGTCCCAAAAAAGATGTCACATGTAAAAATAGAGTTTGAGAATCCAAAAGATTTTGGTGTTTAGTTTTGTTTGGTTATGTAGGCATGAGATGGTATCAAAATAAATAATATAACATTTGTTATATTATTTGTAGAACAATGAATTGGATCAGATAAGGTACAATGATAAAATGAATCATGATATTGATTTGAGAATATAAGTTAAATCAAAAATATTAACAACACAAACAAATATTTGAATCATTGTTTAAATCTCAAATTTAAGTTCATTCATTGATCCATTCAAATTATTATTCTATACTTCAAATATATTTGAGAATACAAGTTAAATCAAAATATTAACAACACATACAAATCAAGTTGTATCATTGTTTGAAACTCAAATTTAAGTTCATTGATTGATGAAACTCAAATCTCATTCATTGATTATTGATTGTTTGAAACTCAAATCTCATTCATTGATTATTGATTGATGAAACTCAAATCTCATTCATTGATTATTGATTGTTTGAAACTCAAATCTCAAATCAGAAACTCAAATCTCATTCATTGATTTTCAAATTATTATTCTATACTTCAAATATATTTCATCTTCAAATATATTTGAGAATACAAGTTAAATCAGAAATATTAACAACACAAACAAATCAAGTTATATCATTGTTTGAAACTCAAATCTCATTCATTGATTGTTTGAAACTCAAATTTCATTCATTGATTGTTTGAAACTCAAATCTCAAATCTTATTCATTGATTTCAAATTATTATTCTATACTTCAAATATATTTGAGAATACAAGTTAAATCAGAAATATTAACAACACATACAAATCAAGTTGTATCATTGTTTGAAACTCAAATTTAAGTTCATTCATTGATCCATTCAAATATACTAGGGAATACGAGTTAAATCAAAATATTAATATTCCATAACTCATTCACACTAAATTCACCGATTTATTTGGGTAACACCAATCCTTAACTTTAACTTTTGATTTGGCACTTATAACCGATTCAAAAGGATATCCCAAATAAATCTGATCAGTCGTCAGATCACCTAAATTTAAATACATATTTAACGTTCCACTGGTATACAAATGTGTAGCTGTTGATCTCTCATCTGGCACTTTATATTCCATGCAAATTGGTGTTATTGGAGAACCACCGGAATTATGAAACAAAAGATCAACTTCTATTGTTTTAACTGATTCATAATTTTCATTATATGTCAGTTCTAATAAAACATCTTTTGGTCCTTCAATTCTATCAAATCTTTCTTTCGCAACATCAGAAAAACCAAACAGAACTATAATAATATGTTTATAACCTTTCTCAATAAAATTTTCAACAGATTGTTTCATTTGTGTTCCAGAATACGCGAAATCATCAAATAAAACCAATGGAATTCCCTTAACATAATCACCACTATTTTCTATTTTATTTTTTCCAAATTTATCTTTCATGCAACACTCGATCCAATCATTTGATTTGAACATTGAATTCATATCTTCGGGTCTAACATGTATTTTATCGTATCTTTTTAATAGTACAACCACTTGATTTCGATGAAAATCAAACAATTCATATCCAGAAATGATCTTTGTTCCATCAAATATTTCAAATAATTCGTTGTATTTTGAAGCTAAATTATCAATCTTTTTTCCTGTAATACTGTTTGAAACAATAAAATTACTAATATCTTTTTTATTAAATCTTCGATTAATTATCTCATAAAAACCACTATTCACATATTGTTTGAGTGCATCAAACGAATATGGAACATCAAATTTAGAAACAATGAAATCTTTTTTCCAAGATATCATGTTCATCATTTCACCACTATTTTTATCAAATAGTAATTCTATACATGTTCTAATATCTTTTGAATATTTAATTGAAACAGTAATCAAAGATAATGAATAATTTATTTGATCAAATAAATCATATTTTTCCTCTGTAGAATCAGTTAAATCAGTTGGTAAATGAAGGAGATAGTATACCTGTTCATCTGTAGAATAATCTGAAAATATGACGGTTTTATTTGAAAGTTGATTTTTTAAACTAAGATTCACATGTTCATTTGATATTTTATCTGAGTATTTTCTATAAATACTTTTGATAATTATCTTTGATTGTTTGGATAAATATGATGTTATTTGAAGATATTTATCAAATTCTATTTGTATTTGTTTTATTTTATTTCGAATAAAATAAATTTCTCCATCATCTGATGAAAAATTAATTAAGTATTGGATTTCATTTTTTATTTTTGATTGTAGTTGTTCTGAGTGGTGATTGATAAATACTGAATCTTTGTCATGCATAAGATTATTTGACAAACAATGAATCAAATGAAAAATAGCTGATGATCGAACGATAAACCACTCTGAAACAGAAGATGAAAACTTTGTTTCATTTTCATAACACCCTTTTGTGATTTCCATGTGAAGATATTTATTTGAATGTAAAAATAAATTAGGTTCAATGAAGTATTTAATTATATTTGAAAACAAATATAATTTTCTGACAAGCCCTACTTTTTTATTTTTTATAAGTAGGGCTTGTTGTGCAATCATTGTGTGAGTTGTTTGTAATACACCATGATTTTTTCAACAACAGGTTGTGATCCAAATCCAAGAAAAGACAGACCATCGAACCAAACATAGTCACGAAGGACTCTGTCAATGGCTGATTCTGGATCCATTCTCTTCATGTGTTTCGTAACTTGAGTCACACAATCTCTATATGGAACCGAAATTGTTTCTGTTGCAACACCACAAGCAACCGAAGGAAAAAGAAGATGTTTCTGGTCTAATTCCTTTGATTTTGCGTAAGAACGTTTACTCTCGTAGTCTCTTGAGTTTGAGATTTGAAGTCGGAAAATAAGATATCCGATCAAAAACGCAAATACAATAGATTTAAGAGTCTCGAATGCGGTAGAACACCTCTCCGCGCGGCTGGTGGTTTTCTTGTTCTTCAATGGAAATGAAGGACTCTCTGACTGACCACCTGTTTTGTTGTCAGAGTTTTGATGTTTGACTTCATCTCTGAAGGATACTTTCCCCGTATCAGAAGGATCCCAGGATCCCGACCTGGTGGCGGAGCAGATCTTTGCCTCACTGCTCGACTTGCCCAAGGCATCCCCTTGGAGGAGCTGAGAACCGCTCTCAGCGCGCGTCCTGTCCTTTATGCCAACGACAGGCTGTAGGCCAACTTTTCTCTGTAGATCCATTGGTCAATTTGACCAAACTAGGTATTTTAACAATCAGTTTTTAACATGGGTTAATTGAATAAAATACAATTTTATTCAATTATTAGACTTTATTCAAACTTTAACCCTGATTCGATCAATTTTTCTAATATTTCTCTGTTTGTTCCAATATAAACATCTTCATACAATGTTTTCATATCATTCCCATATAATTCTAAAAGTTTATCATTGTATGTTTTTGAGAATCCAATATTATTCAATGAAAACTTAGCCATTCTTTTTATAATTTTTGGCATCACATTTGTGTTTCCTCTGTCATACTTTGTTTTAATCTCATTGTAAATCTTAAAAATTTCATCTACATTATTTTGCATCAATTTATCATCCTTGTCAGACAAAAGAGTCTTCAAATTTTCTGGGTAATCAAGTAATTCATCTAACGAATGAATAAGTAAAACTATTTTTCCGTTATTTGAAATTGAAATATTGTCTAATTTTTCATCATCATTGAATAACCCAAATCCATAAATAGAATAATATTCCTTATCTTTTAAATATGAACTTTTTCGTTCACGAACAGTTATCAAATTATTTTCTTTCATTTCTTCTGTAAATATCTTAAAGAATTTTATGTTTGTTTTATTAAATGTTAGCGTCGTCAAACCATCTCTCGATTCTTTAATTAATAATTTTACGTAACTAATTAAATAATCGATGAAAAAAGAATATTTTCTTAATCTGAGATAACCAAATTTAAGTCGAATATTTTCATGCTCGTATATCGAAGTATTTACGAATGATTGAACCAATAAATGATACACTGTTTCAAACAAAATCGATTGATACCCATCATCGTTAACGTACCTCATATATCTGGTAGACAAATTATACAAGAAAATCCAATGAAAATCCATATTTGAAACAGGTTGAAACCCAAAAGACTTTCGATAAGATTTATTTAAATTCGATTCGATATAATCTTTATTTTGATCAATTGTTTCACTAAGTAAAATTTGCATACACACAGGATTTACAAAAGAAGCGACAAACATATTAAATGTTAACTCGAATAACTTTTGTTTTTCAAAAACATTGTCCTTGAATTTTTGATCGATTTTATCATCAATAATATTATTTTTTTCATTGAATCGTTTGATTTCATATATGAGAGAATTCACATTTCCTTGTAATCTCTGATCATAATCTTCTTTATAATCTTTATTTTCATTGAGAATTCCATTATTCTCATATATTTTTTTTAATTCTATTGATGATGGAAGTCTATAATTGAGGTTCTGAACATTATCATAATATCTTTTAACATCATGAGGATCATCAATTGGTGCAATTTTATTAAATTCATCTTCAAGTTGATTATATCTCTTATAGATATTTATCATAAATTTATATTGATCTTTCATTGTTCGAACAAACAGTGGGTCAAATAAAACATGTAAATTGTCTGAATTAAGATTAGTCAGAGAAAAAGAAGGAATGTTTATTAGTGTATCACTCGAAAATGAAAAATAATGAATAAAATAGTAATACAAACCAAAAAGCTCTGGAACTAATATATCTTTTGAGTTTGGAATGTATGATCCCATTAAATTTTCAAGCGAAGTTGATTTGATATAATTAATAAAACTAGTCAGATATTTCCAAGAATTTTTACCTAGATTAAAATCAATGTCAGATAATTTCGTTAGGTTACAATCGCTTTCTTTTTTATCTGTGCATGATCTACAAATGGACCTTAATTTTTTAAAATAATCCATTTTAAAAAATGGATATTTCAAAGGTAATTGAATCGATTCATTGTTTTTTTCAAAAACAATTGTGTCACAAACTCTGTTCATTTATTAATTTGTGAAAAAACAATAATATTATTGTTTTTTCACATGTTGTTCTGTCGATTTATTAAATTTGGGATTGAATGATAAATTATCTGATATTTATTCAAATGAATAATAAATGTTATTTCGATTTTTCATGATGATTGTTTGAAAGTATGATTTGTTTTTGTTGTAAATATTTCTGAGAGATATTTGAAGCATGTGAATTATTATTTGAGTTTCTGATTTCAAACAATCAATGAATGAGATTTGAGATTTACAACTCAATGAATGAAATTTGAGATTTGAGATTTACAACTCAATGAATGAGATTTGAGATTTGAGTTTTACAACTCAATGAATGAAATTTGAGATTTGAGTTTTACAACTCAATGAATGAGATTTGAGTTTCTGATTTCAAACAATGATATAACTTGATTTATTTGTGTTGTTAATATTTCTGAATTAACTCGTATTCTCAAATATATTTGAAGATGAAATATATTTGAAGTATAGAATAATAATTTGAAAATCAATGAGTGAGATTTGAGTTTCATCAATTGATGAGTGAGTTTATATTTCTGATTTAACTTGTATTCTCAAATATATTTGAAGATGAAATATATTTGAATTATAGAATAATAATTTGAAAATCAATGAGTGAGATTTGAGATTTTGATTTCAACGAGTGAGATGTAAGTTTCTGATTTCAATGAGTGAGATGTAAGTTTCTGATTTCAACGAGTGAGATTTGAGATTCATTAATTGATGAGTGAGATTTGAGATTCAAGTTTTAAACAATAATATAAATGAGTTTATATTATTGTTAATATTTCTGATTTAACTTGTATTCTCAAATATATTTGAAGATGAAATATATTTGAAAATCAATGAATGAGATTTGAGATTTTGATTTCAAATAATCATTAAATAAAATAATAATCTTCAAATTAAATCACATAACTTATTTTTCTTCTTTTCATCAAATAATCTACCAAACCACCAACACTAAAAATGTTTGTACATTTTACTACTCATCACAAATATAAATGTACAAACATGAATATCTACCAAACATTTATATTTACACATGGATAGCAGATAAAACTAAAATATTAATTCCAAGTTATCAACTTGTTGATTCAACAATTATTGAATACACACAATCAAATTCAATCGATATAATATATAATAAAAAATCCCAAAGTTCAGATAAAAATCAGTGTTCGACATATGCGAATGAAAATATTATATTTTTCTATGAATTACCATTAATGATTGAAAGAATACTCGCGATTCCTAAAGAAACTCGAGTGATTAATTATGAAAAAATAAGAGAAACTTATTCTTCTTATTACTATGAAATAAATGAAACTTATGCAACAACAGGTTTATTTCCTCCATTGTTTTTCAAATCATTCATTGTTCCACATCCATATTCAATGTTATACAAGAAAAGTAAAAATATTGAAGGTGTTATTTTTAATGAAATTCTTCATATTGACAACACATTTATGATTTTATCTTTTGATTCAAATCGAATAGCAAAGTTTATTTTTGCCTTGTACAACAATCCAATACCAGAATTCAAAACTTATTTTTGTAGTTCATCTTGTCCATATCTAGTATCTTCAACTCTTTTTGTTTCTCATGGTTCTTATATTTCAATCCCATCGATCTCATATTTTAATAAAATTAACATACCAATTCCCATACTCGATGTAACTTATTTTACATTAGATTTGTATCTTGGTCAAAAGATCTTTAATGATTCATGTGAATCACATGTTTTATCTTCTTTAATTTTTGATACAATGATTGGTATTTCTATTTTATTCGCAAACAATCTTTCTTTGGTTGGAATAAATGAGAACAACATCTTAGTTACAAAGAAATCTTTCATTGAACATGGGATGTTATTTAATTACAAATGTATGAGAACAAAACAAAAACACATTAAATCTATCTCAGATTTATTCTCTGAAAATACATGTTTTTCTGATAATAACATTCTAATAGTTATGCAAATAGGAAGAGAAAAGAGTCACATGTTTGATAAAATGTTATTTGAAAACATATTAAAAAACAAAGATTTGTATTTGATGTCAGAAGATTCAATTGAAGATATACTTAATTGGGAATCCCATATTTTTCCAAAAACAACATGGGAATCTTGTTTTGATCTGTTTCGATATTTAATTGAAGTAAAAATTAGCACAACATAAATCGTATCGCAATAAATGATTCAATAACAAATATGATTCAGTGTTTTAATCAAACATAACCAAATGAACGCTATTATTGTTGGAGCGTCAAGAGGTGACATTCGTTGCATCGAACAGTTGAACCAAATGATTTTATCTTTTAATTCGAATCTTATGAACTATTTTATCAATGAATCGTGTGTCCAAGGATCTTATGTTTCAAAATTTGATGATGAAAAAATTTATGTTAACTATTTTTTTCATAACATTGAATCTCTTGTATTTGAATCAAAGAAATATGAAGAACTTTCAAATATTTCATTTGATTTGGTTATTAAGGGTTATTCCCATGAGTTATCATACAACGGTGTACTTCAATATAAATTTAATATATTCAAAAATATCTATGATAAAATACTTCTTCGACTGTTGATTAAAAATAAAATCTTTAATTATATCAGTGATTCTGCAACAAACGTACTTCGATTGTTCCATTATGTTAATATTTATAAAATTCCTATTTTCATTGATGAAAATATGACAAAATTATTGAAAGAAGAAATGAAAAACGCAAGTGAAAATGAAATTGATTTAATTCTGAGTTACATTAAGTCGAATTAAAGATTTTAATCAAAACATTTTACTTCAATTAGAAACATTTTAATTAAAATGTTTCTAATAACAATGTTATATTGTTTATGTTGTTGGAAGAATTACTTTTCTTCTTTGTTTAGGTACACTCGATTGAACGTCTATTTGTCGACCAGTTGGACAATCTAATTTTTTGATTTTTACACTTCCGACGGATCCATCTAAGAATTTCATGTGTTTCATTGCACTAATAATTCCAGCATATCTAATGCTTATGAACTCATAATCAGATCTACCTTTGACAACATTACTCTCAGATGTCAAATGAATTCTGTCTAAAATTTGAGATACTCGAATTTCTTTTATTTTTCTTTTTAATGCATCACGTTCTTCTTCAACTATTTTTCTTTGTTCATCACTTAATTTTTCTTCGATTTCACTTAGTTTCTTATCGATTTTACTCGATTCTTGATTCAAATCAAATGTTTCTTCATTAGTTAATTTACAATTCGCATAGTATCTAGGGATGTAATCTCGAATTAAAAACATATTAATTTTTGGTAAAATAGCATTAATATTTTCTTTTTCTCTGTAACAACGAGAAATAACATCATCTCTTGGGTCACATCCATTTATTTCAGTTAATGATTTATTATATATCCAAGAACCAGCATAATTACGATCATCTGAATCGTCCTTTAGAAACACAATTTCATCTCTATTTTCAAACCCTAGAAGCAAATCAGGATTATAATTGAAATATTCAGGTGATATTATTTTGTTAGTTCTCGCAAATGAATCTATTTTAATTATAGTCATGTACATACACTCAAAATCATCAACTATTTTTTTAGTTTCATCAGACCTAGCATTTTTTAATTTTTTATAATCAAATATGATTCTGGCATTTTTTAATAGTCTCTCAGTTTCACCTTTTGTAAAATTATTAAAATGAGCAGCTGTGTTTCTTTCCATTCTCCTATAAATATTATCAAATGAGTTAAGGAAATCTTGGAATGTTTTTGCTTCGTGTGGAAAGCGACTTCTGTTTATTTTTCGATCATCATTCATGATATTGCCCCTGTCGTCAAATGGAGCTTTAAGTTTTCCATATCCAAAAGAGAGAAAATAATAAAATGATGAAACAAAATTTTTATATTCCCTACGTTTATCTTCGTTTGATTTGAGTCTATCATTAGTATCGTTAGAAAAAATTCTATTAGACTCAAAAAAACCTAATTCATTGAACGTGTTTTTGAGTGTAACATTGTTGATTGAATATTTATTACTAGATATACCAAATATATGTCGAAATAAAAAGTTCAATCCTTTATATGTTTCATATCCCATCAATTTAAATTTAAATTCAAGTAAATCAATTGCAATATCACATATTAATTCAAGTTTATCAGATAACTCTTGTTGTTGATCACTAAAATCCAAATTAATTTTATTTAGTTTCTCATTTTCATCTTTGAGTCTCGCAATTTCAGCTTTTAATCTTCTTATTTTATCTTCGTTGTTTGGTTGATTATCTGATGACATTTTGACAAGATAAATAAAATATCAAACTTAATTTATTGAGCTAAGTTTGATATTTTTGATGAATCAAAGTGTGTTTGAAAGATTTTGAAAATATTCATTGATTGTTTGAGATCAAATATCAAATTATTATTCCATACTTCAAATATATTAACAATACAAATAAATATTTGTATCATTGTTTAAAATTTACATCCCATTCATTCTCCAATGAAACTCAGATCAACTACATTTTTTAAAAATTCAAAATTATTATTCACATATAACACACAATAAATTAGTTTGATTCAACTAAAAATGACAAATATAAAAACCAAATAGGACTCTCAAATAAAGTTGATGACATCACAAACGAATCAAAATATAAATCTCAATCAAACAACACAAAAAGAAATTTATGTTTGTGAATATTGTTTTAACACTCACGATCTTCGAAACATTGGTTGTTCAAATAATCATATCGTATGTTTTTGTTGCATCAAGAAAATTTCATTATCATTAGAAGATCAAATAAACATCAAATGTCCATTATGTAACACAAACATTTCAGAGTTTCATCAAAAATATCGAAGTACAATTGACATCAAAATAGGTGAATTATTTAAAAATTATGATGTACTTGAAATCATTTCATTATTAAAAATATCTTACGAGGCAAATATATCAAATTTTGACAACGATGTTTTTACAATAAATAGTTTGATTCATGAATGGAAACATCAAGTAAATCCATTCATAGATGAAACAACAATGAATTTTGATCAACAAAAACACAATGAAGAATGCATCGACCACTATGATTCTCTTTTTTCACAATTTATTGGATTGATTGATTCATATCGAAAGATACACATTTCTTTTGTCCAATATTATGAAAATATAACCTCTAATTATGAAAAAATTCGAGGTTTATTTTTGAATGGAAAAGAATCCTTATTTGAAACTATGGAAATGAAGAACAAAATATCATATTCGATCGATTGTGCACATCGAACATTAAGGATGATGAATTTTCCACATCAATTAATTTTTTTCTCTTCATATTCATCAAATGTTAAATTTCCATATTTAATTTATTGAATTTTATATAAGTAAATCAAATAAAACTTTAATTTTAAAATTAAAGTTTTACAAAATCTAATAAATGACTGAATTGACTCGAAGGGAAATACTCAATGAAATTGAATCAGATAATCTCGAAAATTTACCAATAAACCATATTATTTTTGGTGCTTACAATAATAACGTTGAGTGTCAGAGATTAATTGAAGATAAAATAAAAAAATTAGATCGACAACTTCATAGGTTTTTTATTTCAAAAGATTCTCTTCGGTCTTTTTATAAATCTTCATTCGATGATACTGTTATTTATGTTAATTATTATATTGGTTCAGAGAAACTCGAAGAGTTGATCAAAGAGTCAAAGTTATATAATGATTTACTCGACAAAGTTAAACAAAATGGCATAAAAATATCATCAAATAAAACACTTATAGGTAACAATGAGATTTTATTTATGCGTAACATATATGATGAGATAATACTCCGAAATATTTTTCTATCTCTCAATAATATCAAAGTTTATTATTCAAATGTATTAGATTTTATTCAGGTTCATCAATATATAGGAACTGATAGTTTACTTAATTTTACTGATAGATCGAGGATATGTGAGGAACTCAAGAAATTATTAGACGTAACTGACGTTGAAACAGATAATTACGATTTAATATCTTATTATACTAAAATATGTGTATAAAATTTATATTTTATATTTGTTCAAATATAAAATATAAAATAATTAAAATGTCTAGGCGTAAAGCTGTCGATTTATGTGATATAATAGTTGTTTCTCTTTGGGATAAAGAATATAAAATCGTAGTTGATGAAACAACTAAACTTTTATTATCTGAGACTCATTCGATATGCAAACAAAATAAAGTTGATGAATTGGAACAAAATAAAAATGATATTTTGTTCTTAATTTATTATGCGAATAACTTTGGAAAAAAGAATTATGAGATTGACGATGAAACTAAAATAAATAATTTTATTCGTTTATGTGGAGAAATAAGAAAAGATGGTATTGGTTTGATTCGAAATTCTGGTGATTTTACTAACGTATATAATTATTTATCAGATAAATTATATGATTTAATTCAATACGAAGAAACCAGATATATCAACAAGCTAATTATAAAACTCAATACAAATTACAATAGTGTGTCAAAGTAAACAAACAATTAAGTACTAAACAAATGAATCTATACAAAACAACTCAAACAAACATAACTAAATCAAAAAGTAAATCTAATAAAGAGATGAAACCTATTCGAGCTTCAATAAATGAACATATCCCATTTACATCTCTTAATTCAATTGAGTTTCCTCACATTAAACACACAGATTTGATTGTAACAGATATTGTCACAGAAAATTTGTTTCATGAACATTCGATTCTACAACCCAAAGATGCAACGATAATTCGATCGTTTAAAACAAATGGTAGAACAATAGGTTTTATTTATACGAGAGAAATTAACAATGTAATACCTCTGACAACAAATGATCAACTTGTTGCTTACAATATAATTATCAAATTATATACATACGTTCCAATCATATGTCACAAAATAAAAATAGATAGTAAAAACTATGATATTGTTAGTTATCTCTCAAGGAATTTTATATTTTCAAATACAGAAAATTTAAGATTTTCTATGTGTACATCGATGTACACTGATTACGTTATTTTCACAGACGTATCATGGGACATGGATATAATTTATAATATTGATAGAAAGGGTAGATTCAATCTCTTTCGTCGATACTCAAAATATGGTGTTAATTGCTCTGTAGTTAAGAATCCACAGGGGTTATGTCTGATAAAATATAAAACATTGATGAAAACTAAAGAATTTATTAAATGTAAAACAACTTGGGTTGAACTTGTTGGGAATCAAACAATAAAAACCCATACTCAGAGCTTTAGTCATAATTATGAAAATGGTAATTTTGATGCTTGTATGAAAAAAAACCAAGGAATTTTGTCAATAGTTGCTCTGAATGAAAATGAATATAGGAGTTACACTCTTTATCTCGATAAAAAACCATATCGCTATTTTAGGTATTCATATGATAAGATATGTTTGTATAAAATGGGGAATATATTTGAAATCAATCATAAAAACATAGTTTTATATTGTTCGAGTTGTTATCAAACAAAAGTAAATATGAATTATTCTGGTGAAATAACTAGTGAATGTGATTGTGAAAAGAACGAAAGTAAATGTGTTTATCGACTTGTAAAAAAAGATATATCTGAGAATTTGATAAACCCTGAGTTAAAAATGAATGGTGGAGAAATTAGAATCGTTAGAACAGATGAATTTATTTGTAAAAATGCCAGTACATCATGGAAATATTTTGAGTCTGTTTACAATCTTGAAGTTTTGATTGGAGATTTAAAATTTGATATTGAACCAATTAAATTTGTATATCGTGAATATTCTCCTTGATATTATTTATTATTTAAAATTTGGAAACTCACGTGAGATTTATTGATTTTTGATTTAACTTTGTATGGTATATATCTGAGAATACAAAGTTAAATCAAAAATATCTATATCATTTGGGACTCACATCTCAAAACAATCAATGATGAAATTAAAAATTAGAATTTCAATTGATTGTTTGAAATTAAATCAGAAATATTAACAACACAAACAAATCAAGTTGTATCATTGTTTGAAATCAAAAACTCAAATCTCATTCATTGATTGTTTGAAATCAAAAACTCAAATCTCATTCATTGATTTTCAAATTATTATTCTATACTTCAAATATATTTCATCTTCAAATATATTTGAGAATACAAGTTAAATCAGAAATATTAACAACACAAACAAATCAAGTTGTATCATTGTTTGAAACTCAAATCTCATTCATTGATTTTCAAATTATTATTCTATACTTCAAATATATTTCATCTTCAAATATATTTGAGAATACAAGTAAATCAGAAATACCATCCAAACACAAACAAATAATAATATATTCTCACACGAACCAAATTACACATTAAATTGATTTCATATTTCAATGACATTTCAAAACATTAGTAAAATCACTAATCAAATCAATATCAACCAAACACACTTGAAATGTTATCAACACTAGATATTTTATGTTCACATTCATTGTTTGATCCTCATTTACTTCTTCTCATATTCAAGTATGTTACAGATGAAACAAGGGAAATAAAAATTTTATTAGATATATTTGATTTACAAAGAAAAGATATAATTAATTATTGTTACCCATCATGCTTTGAAGATAATTATACGTTTCTTCCATATTGTGAATCATTCTATGTTTATTGTGAGTATAATAGAAAAATCAAATCTGATCATTTTAATAAAATTAAATCATTAAACATTGATTGTTCAAATCTAATTGAATCAGATACAGTTTTATCACTCATATCAAATAAAGTTGAATATTCAGATGAACATAAATTAAAATCTAATGTTCTTCGATCACTTGAATCACTTACGATTTCATTTTGTGATGGATTCAAAGGTTTTTCATTATCAAATTTACAAAAGTTAAAAGTTCTTAATATTTCATCTTGCTCTAATTTTAATGAAAAATATCTCAATTCTCTGTCAAACTTAGAGTGTCTTCGTGTTTCTCAAATAAATACATTCACTGGGATAAGTCTCATTAATTTAACAAAATTAACTCGATTTGAGATAGTATCATGTAGAAACTTTAATGAAGCAAATATACAAAGTTTATCAAATCTTATTTTCATTAGTTTATTTAATTTACCTCATTTTACAGGTCGATATTTATACAATTGTTTGAAACTAAAAGAGATCGAATCCTTTAGTTGTAGTATCGAATCAAAATATTTGAAACCATTGATTCACCTGAGAAATTTAAGTATATGGAACAACCTTTGTTTATTTGAATGTGATATTTTATCAGATTTATCATTAATATCTTTTGATTATGATGAATGGTTTAATTTGGATAGGGTATTAAATTTCAAAGATGTAACTTTGAAATCTATCCAACATTTGTACATACAAAGAGTTTCACCAAAAATAGTTTCATGTGTTCCAAACTTAAAGGTTCTCAAATTAAATCGAATGATTAATGATAATGATGATTGTAGTTGGATATCTAATTTTAAATTAGAAAAATTGGTTTGTTCAATTCCATTAGATTTCTCATTTATTTCAAACATGATTTCTCTTCAAACCTTATCTGTAAAATATTTGTATAATTGTTCAGATATTTGTCTGACAAATTTAACATCGTTGATTATAACAAATAATTCTGGTTCTGGTATTTATTTGCGTAACTTTCCTTCATTAACATCATTAAGCATTGTTGATTTAAATTTTAGTAATGAATTTAATGAAGAATATTTGAAATATGTGCCAAAATTATGTTCATTAAAACTTCATTGTTGTACGAGATTTCGAGGAACATCGTTGAATTATTTACCTTCATTGTGTTACTTAAAGTTGTATCTTTGTTTGAATTTTAATGAAGAATATATGAAAGATTTTCCACTACTTGTTGTCGAAAGGACATATGGTGATTAAGTAGTAAATATTAAACATCATCTGATAAATAGTATGTGACATTTTAAAATAAAATGTCACATACTATTTACCAATTGAAAGTAAAATATACAAGATTTCAAAACAAATGGAAACAATAATCGACTCAAATCTCAAAGTTTTTGTTTCAAAGAAAAATGAGAATACTGAAGCTTATTCGTTGATTTGTCCAAATTTAACTCACGTTATCCTTTCTGGAAGCAATATTCGTAAAATGGATATTCAATCAAATTCAATTAAATACCTTTCTGATGTTAAAATCCCAAGATCTTTGACAGAATTAATCATATGTAACTCAAAGATTTCATCGATATTTGATCATAAGTTCATTCGAGGTTCAGAACTTCGAACATTAAAAATTGAATTCGGAGAGATTAAAGAAATTATAAATTTTATTTTTCCTAAAGTTATTTTATATATTTCACTCGCTAATAATAAGATTCGTACTTTAAAAAACATAAATATACCAAGAACATGTCGAATAATCGATTTGAGAAACAATGAATTGGAAGAACTTTTTGGTGTTAAAATACCAAATTCAATTCGACACCTTTATTTATCAAATAATAGATTCAAATCATTCCGAACCTTTTCATTTCCATCATCACTTCAAACTCTCGATCTCTCAAACAATAAATTTTTAGTTTTACCAACAGTCACTTTTCATGAGGGATTATTAAAGCTTAATTTGTCTGGAACCATGACAAAAAATTTAGGAAATCTTAAATTACCAGATTCTCTACAAACATTGATATTGAATAACAATATAATATCGAATTTATCTTCTTTTCGTTTTAATCGAAGATTAGTCCATTTGTCACTTGAAAATAATTTGATTGAATCAATTGATGACATTAAATTTCCAATTTCTCTTCAAACACTGAATCTGAAGAAAAATAAAATAAAATCAATTGACCCATCTTTTTCTTCAAATATTAACATTTTATATTTGTCAGACAACGCGATTCAATTCTTTGATTTTAAGAAATTTTTAAGAATTGATGAATTGTATTTGGATCACAACTCATTAAGTGTGATAGATTCTTTTTCTTTCCCAGATTCACTTTCTATATTGGATCTATCAAATAATAAAATAGAATACATATCTGATTCTTCATTTTTGAATATCACTGATCTTTGTTTGGATAACAATTTGATTTCATCTCTTTGTAACATTCAATTCAACGATTGTATGAAAAAATTAAGTTTGTTTGGTAATAAGATTGAGTCAATTGAGAATGTAATTTTTCCATTCGAAATAGATAAATTTACAAGTTCTGTTGATGCATTTGAATCACATCTGTTGATTGGATCAAAAATAAAGTTCCTTAATATTTCTTTGAATTCAATGGAAACATTGAATGACTTTGATTTTTTTAATACAGAATCTTTGGTTTTGTCACTAAACAAGGAAGAACCAGATAATGGATTATTAAATCTATTTAATGTAAGTAACTTAAAATATCTTTGTATTTTTACATCAAAAGAAATTAATAAACTAGTGTTACAAGACATGATATTTGATAATTTAGTTTCATTAACTATTAAATGTGAACAATCAAAGTTAATTTTGAACAACGTTATTTTCTCAGAAAAAATGAAAAATATGAGAATTAACGAGTGTCAAATTGAATCAATCGATGTTGTTATCCCTGGTATTTTAGATAAACTTGATTTATCATACAATAAAATATCTAAATTAAAGGTTCCAATGACAAAATCTTTGTTTTTGAAAGAATGTGGGTTGGATTCATTGGATAACATTGCTTTTCCTTTGAAAATAGAAAGATTAAATTTTGATGGTAACAAGATTGAATCACTTGGTATTTTTATTCCTTCTGTCACTTCACTGAGTGTTCGAGATACAAATGTAAATATGATTGATTCAATATTATTACCCGAATTAATTGAGCTTGATATTCGTGGGAGTGGTGTGAAATCTTTGGATTTATCAAAGTTTAAAAGATTATCTTTGATTAAAACAGATGTACCTCAGATAGAATTGGTTAGATTTCAAATGGACGAAGTGGTAAAAAGAAACATTTATGTGATGAATTAGTTAGTCTGATTAGTTAGTTTGATTAGTTAGTTTGATTAGTTAGTTTGATTAGTTAGTTTAATGAAGTTTTGAGAGTTATTGAGTATTGATATTGTTTGTTATCAAATATATTGTTGAAATATATTTGAAGTATAATTAGTATTCAAGTATTTGTTGAAGTATAATTAGTATTCAAGTATTTGTTGAAGTATAATTAGTATTCAAGTATTTGTTGAAGTATAATTAGTATTCAAGTATTTGTTGAAGTATAATTAGTATTCAAGTATTTGTTGAAGTATAA